GGAGTACCGCCGCGGCGCGGATGCGGTAGCCCTGTCCGCGACGGTCGGTCGAACGGTGTTCGAGCAGGCAGACGAATACGGCATCGTCCACCGAACCGAATCCCGCGACTACCTGGTGCTCACCACCGATCTGGTGCTTGCGGGTATGCAAACGGTACCGAGGGCCGGCGATCGCGTGCGGGAGACCGATGGCGATCAGGTGTTCGTGTACGAGGTGATGGCGCCGGGGGCGGAGCCGCCGTATCGCTACAGCGATCCGTACCGCCGCACGCTGCGGATTCACACCAAGCACGTGGGCACGGAGGCCGCATGATGGAAAACTGGATGATCCAGCCCGTGGTGCAGTACGGCTTCCTGGGCTTCTCCGTCGTCCTGCTAGGCGTGGTGATCTGGCTGATTCGCAAACTGCTGGAGGTCCTGGAGGCCAACAACCGGATCATCGCGGCCAACACCGAGGCGATCCGCGAGTTGACCAACATGACCTGCGACCTGCTCAAGCTGCATCGCTCGCTGCATGACAAGATCATCTCGCGGCCCTGTATCGCGCGGGAGGAAGCCTGATGTCGGTCATCACGGACATCGCCGATATGGTCGTCGTGAGCCTGAACAGCCGGTCGTTCGCCCGGCCATTCACGGCCGAACGGCTCTACCAGCCGACGTTCGAGCTGGCCGAGATGGACACGCTCCATGTCAGCGTGGTGCCGAAGTCGATGACGGTCGAGCCGGCCACGCGGCTGGACGTGTTTTGCGATTGCACGATCGATATCGGTGTGCAGCAGAGGGTCGATCCGCAGGACCAGACGACGCTCGATGCCTTGGTCGGGCTTGCCGAGGCGATCGGTGATCACCTGCGAACGACGCGTCTGGAGGGCGTGACCGATTGTCTGTGGATGGTGACGCGGCATGAGCCGCTGTTGTCGGTGGAACATTTGGATCAGTTTCGGCAGTTCACCAGCGTCATCACGGTGACGTATCGGGTGAAGCGCCGATAGGAGGTACCTGCGATGTCTTTCAAACTGGGCATGGAGGCCAAGCTGCTGTTCAAGGCCGGCGGCCAGGGCGGTGCGGGAGAATGGACCGCGCTGACCAACGTGCGGGATGTGACCCTCTCGATGGAGACCGGCGAGGCCGACGTCACCACCCGGGCCAATAACGGATGGCGGGCGACGGCCGCGACGCTCAAGGAGGCCAGCGTCGAGTTCGAGATGGTCTGGGACACCGCCGACGCCGGCTTCACGGCCATCAAGAACGCCTACCTGAGCAATGACATCATCGGATTGCAGGTGCTCGACGGTGAGGCCGGCCAGGGCCTGCAGGCCGACTTCATGATCACCGCGTTCAGCCGCAGTGAGGCCTTGGAGGAGGCGATCACCGTGTCGGTCACCGCCAAGGTGGCCTATTCGGCGACGGCGCCCACCTGGATCGGTGGCACGTGATGAAGACCTTCGCCGACAACGCCGGGCGGACCTGGACGGTGACCATCAACGTGGACGCCATCAAGCGGGTTCGCGGCCTGCTGAACGTCAACCTGCTGGAGATCGTCGAGGGCACGTTGATCGAGCGGCTGATCCGCGACCCCGTGCTCCTGTGCGACGTGGTCTATGCCGTCTGCAAGCCCGAGGCCGACGCCCGCAACATCACCGACGAGGAGTTCGGCCGGGCGATGGCCGGCGACGCCATCGAGCACGCGACCACGGCCCTGCTGGAGGAACTCGTGGCTTTTTGCCCGAGCCCGAGGGACCGGGCGAACCTCGGGCGGGTGTTGACGGCGACGCGGCGGATGATGGACCGAGCGAGGGACCTGATCGAGCAGCGGCTCGACAGCGGGGTGCTGGAACAGCTGGGCGAGCAGGCGCTCGCGACGGCGATGAGCTCATCTGGCGATGTGCCGGAATCTGCGGCGTCAATCCCGGGCCTTTCACCCTCCGCGAACTGATCGCGATGGCCGAGGCCCGGATGCGGGATGCCTGGCAGCGGACCAGCTCGCTGATGGCCCTGATCGCCAATACCCACCGCGATCCCAGGCGGACGCGGGCATTCCGACCGAGCGACTTCGATCCCTTTGCCCGGAGCGCCGTGTCGGTACGGGTGGGCGTGGATGTTCTGAAGGACGTGTTCGTGCATGGACGTGTACCGGTACAAGGAGGTTGATCCCATGAGACGTGGATTCTGTGTGGTGTCGCTGATCGAGACGCTGGTGGCCATTCTGGCTTTGCTATTCGGCCTGGGGACGTTCGGCGGCTGTGCCCCGAACACCGAGCCGATCGAGCGGGCCAAGAACGACGTGTTCGAGAAGATCCTCACGCCGGCCATCGAGAAGGGAATCGCCGAGCTGAGCCAGCGGACCGGCCAGTTGCAGGGCCAGGGATCGCTGATCAACCCGGGCTACCGCAGCCGGGGCTACGGCGTCGTGGGCACCGGCTTCGTCTGGGACGGCACGGTCGAGACGATCGGCGTGTCGGCCAACGTCGCGGCGGCCACGCAGGGTGATCAGGGCCCGGACCTCGAGGCCCCGGCCACGCAGCCGGCCAACGAGGGTGGGCCGTGACACGGCGATTCTGGACGCTCTCTCTCCCGGCAGTGTGCAGTCTGCTGATCGCGGGCTGCACACTGCACGTTCATCTGGGCGGCACCTACTACCTGGATCGCAAGGAGGCGACGCATGCTGACGTGGCTGGACGGCAAGAAGACGATCATCGGCAGCCTGCTTCTCAGCCTGCTGGGGGCGTGCTGGAGTTTGGATGTATTGATTGACGGTGCGGCCAACTGGCTGACCGAGCAGCAGTACGTTGCGCTCGGGACCACCATCGCCGGCCTGACCGGCGCGGCCATGCGCCTGGCGGTCGGCAAGGTCAACAAGCCCGAATGATCGACCTGCGGATCAAGAACCTGTTCTTCGATCGCCAGGTCGTCCTGCGGGCGGTCGACAAGGCCAAACGCGAGGTGCTCTCGAAGGCCGGCGCGTTCATCCGCACCACCGCCCGCACCAGCATCCGCAAGCGCAAGGGCACCTCCAAGCCGGGCAGGCCGCCGTATTCGCACACCGGCCTGCTGCGGCGGTGGATTCTGTTCGGGTACGACCGCAGCAGCGATTCGGTGGTCGTCGGGCCGGTGGGCTTCAAGCGGTCCAAGGCGCCCAACGTGCTGGAGTTCGGCGGCGTCTCCGAGCGGCCCCGCTGGTGGCGCCGGCGACGCGACCTCGGCCGGAAACTGCGTGTTCGTGCCCGGCCGTTCATGGGGCCGGCGTTAGAGAAGGAGCGGGACAAGCTGCCGGCGCTCTGGGCCGGCAGCGTGCGAGGGAACTGACGTGGCGAATACCGCGGGCATCCGGGCCGGCCGTGCGTTCGTCGAACTCGGCGTGGACGACAAGCTCAGCGCCGGGCTCAAGCGGGCGCAGCGCCAACTCCAGGCCTTCGCCACCGGCCTGCGATCCGCCGGGCTGCAGCTGACCGGCATCGCGGCGGCCGTCGGGGCACCCGCCGCCGTGGCCACGAAGACCTTCGCGGACTTCGAATACCAGATGGCCCGCGTGCGGGCCCTCACCGGCGCCAATCGAGACCAGTTCGACAAGCTGACCGCCGAGGCCCGACGCCTGGGCGAGACCACGGTCTTCACCGCCCGCGACGCCGCCGACGCGATGAGCTTCTTCGCGCTGGCCGGCTACAAGGTGGATCAGATCCTCGCGGCCATCGGCCCGACGCTCGACATGGCCGCCGCCGGCCAGATTGGCATCGCCGAGTCGGCCGACATCGCCGCCAAGATCATGGCGGGCATGGGCATCGAGGCCGACCACCTGGGCGAGGCCGTCGATGTCCTGACCAAGGCGATGACCACGGCCAATACCGACCTGCGGCAGTTGGGCGACGCGATGAAGTACGTCGGCCCGATCGCCAAATCGGCCGGGATCGGCTTGGAGGAGATCGTCGGCGCCGTCCAGATGCTCTCCAACGCCGGCATCCAGGCGGACATGGCTGGCACGACGCTCCGCGGCGCCCTGCTGTCGCTGACCGATCCCAGCAAGGAGGCCGCCGACCAGTTGCGGGCGATGAGCGTCCGCGTCCTGGACAGCAAGGGCAACGTTCGATCGCTGGCCGCCATCATTGACGACATGAATCGAGCATTGGCCGGCCTGGGCACCGGCCAGAAGCTCGGGATCATCGGCCGGATCTTCGATGCCCGGCAGGCGGCGGGCTTTGCCGAACTGCTCAGTCAGGGGGGAGACAAGCTCCGCGAGTTCACCGCCTCGCTCAAGGATGCCAAGGGCACGGCGGGCCGGATCGCCGGCATCCAGCTCGACACGCTCAAGGGCGATGTGATCATCCTCCAGAGCGCGGCCGAGGGCCTGAAGATCTCGCTGGGCAAGGTGCTCGGTCCGATGGTTCGCGGCGTCACGCAGTACGTGACCAAACTGGTCACCGCGCTGTCACAGTGGGTCTCGCAGAACGTCCGGCTCATCCGCACCGCCGCCCTGATCGTCGCCGGCGTCGGCGCTTTGGGTTTGGGCCTGCTGACGCTGAGCGTCTCGGCCACGATCGCCGCCAAGGCACTGGGTGGCCTGGCGTTCATCACCGGCACGGCCACGAAGGTCATCGGCCTGATCATCACGATGCTGACCTCGCTCCTCTCGCCGGTCGGCCTGGTCATCGCGGCGATTGTCGCGCTGGGCACCGCCATCCTGGCCTATACCGGCGCCGGCGGCCAGGCGATCGAATGGATCGGTAAGCAGTTCGGCCGCATGCGGGATGCCGTCCAGGAGGTGACCGAGGGCATCGCCAACGCCCTGGCGGCCGGCGATATCGCCCTGGCCGCCAGGATCCTGTGGCTCTCGCTCAAGCTCCTTTGGCAGGAGGGCATGACGGCGCTGCAGCGGGTGTGGCTGGCGGGCAAGCAATTCTTTCTCCAGCGGTTCTACGACATGTGGTTCGGCGCCCAGGCCATTGCCGCCGACGCCTGGCACGCGCTGAAGGTCGGCTGGATCCGGCTGACCGCGTTCCTGTCGGACACGTGGGCGCGGTTCTCCAGCCGGTTCGCCGTGGAGTGGGCTACGATGGTCAACCTGGCGACGAAGGCCTGGAACTGGATCAAGTCCCTGTTCGACGAGGGCTTCGACGTCGAGGCCGCCAACCTCGCCGCCGACCAGGCCCTCGTGGCCGCCGAGCAGAAGATCAACGCGGAGAAGGACGCCGCCCTGGCCGCGATCGCCAACGAGCGCCAGCGGGACCTGGGCGCCGAACAGGGCCGGTACGAGGCCCGGCAGCGCGAGATCGTCGAGAAGGACGTCGAGGCCTCCCGGGCACTCGATGCCGAGACGAACGCCAAGCTGGCCAAGACCAAAGCGGACCTGGAACAAGCCCGCAAGGAACTTGATGCCGCGTTAACTCAGGCTCGGCAGAAACGCACCGAGAAGCCCGACGAGAACGCACCCGGCGGCAAGCGCGGCCCGCTGGCCGGGCTCAAGGACCAGCTGGAGGGCCTGGGCGATCTGCTGGCTGCCAAGGCGAGTGTCATCGGGACGTTCAACGTTTCCTCGACGCTGGGCCTGCAGGCCGGCGGCGTCCAGGACCGGATCGCCGGGGCCACGGAACGCACGGCCAAGGGCGTGGAGCAGTTGCGCAAGGACATCCGGGATCACCCGATGGCCTTTGCCTCGTGAGGATGAATCGTGCCGATCACGATGCTGGAAAAGCTCGACAGCCGCCGGGTCTCGCTGGGCGAGAACCCCAGCGTGGAGCTCGTCTATATCCTCACCGGCACGGCGGACGATGCCGCCGCCGTCGCGGCGGTCGAAGCGGCCACACCACTGATCTACCAGGGGCTGCTCCGCCAGAGCCTGCAGCTCGAGCCGGAGTGGGTGGACGAGAGCCACGGAGACGGCCAGTGGATCGCTACGGTGCGGTATGGGCTGTGGCCGCAGCCCAAGCAAGGCGAGTCGACCTACTCGTTCGACACCACCGGCGGCACGCAGCACATCACGCAGTCCATCCAGACCGTTCACAAGTACGCCCCGACGGGCAAGACCGCCCCGGACTTCAAAGGCGCCATCGGCGTCACGCCCGACAACGTCGAGGGTGTCGACATCACCATCCCGGCCTGCAGCTTCGCCGAGACGCATTACCTGCCGACGGTGCTGGTCACGTTGGCGTACCGTGTCGCCCTGTTCCGGCTGACCGGCAAGGTCAACAACGCCCCGTTCAAGGGCTGCGCCGCCGGGGAGTGCCTGTTCCTGGGCGCGACCGGCTCGAAACGCGGCGCCGACGATTGGGAGATCACCTACCGCTTCGCGGTCAGCCCGAACAAGACGAACATCTCCGTGGGCGAGATCACCGGCATCGACAAGAAGGGCTGGGAGTACCTGTGGGTGCGGTACCAGGACGCCGAAGACACTGCCGCAAATGCCCTGATCAAGAAGCCCATCGCCGCCTACGTCGAGAAGGTCTACGAGGACGCGGACTTCAGCATCCTGGGCATCGGAGTATGAGCGATGGCCGATGCACTCAGGAAGGTCAAACCCGGCGATCCGCTGGTCATCCCGGCCGGGACGTTCAACGCCTTCATCGAGGCCGCCCAGGATCTTCGGTCGCGCCAACAGAACCAGACGCAGGATGCCCAGCCGCTCACCCGGCCGTCCGGCATCGTGCGTATCCGCAACGACAGCGGCGCCGACCGGAACCGCTTCGACGTCCTGGGCGTCGACGGTGTCATCTTCGATCCGGCCGACGATGAGGATGCCTTCAAGAACGCTCCCGCGCTGGTGGGTGTCACACCGGCCGCCGAGCACGCCAATCGCTTTGTGATCCTCCTTGAACCCCTGGCCGACGGCACCATCGGCTTGGCGATGGCCCAGGGCATCTGCCCGGTCAAGCTCGATGTCCAGGACGTCGGCCACGGCTTCGCCGAGGCGGCCGAGGGTGAATGCGGCGCGCTGCGCAGCGCCTCGGGCTCCGGTGGCGCCCAGATCCTCTGGAAGGCCGAGGGCACCGGCGAGCAGTGGGCCGTGGTTCGGGTCGGCCAGGCCGGTGGAGGCGGCGAGCGACGGTATGCCCGGATCACCCAGGTCGAGGGCAGTTCGCCGCCGTTCCTCTACAGCGGCCAGCAGGTCAACCCGGCGGCCAACGGAACGTGGCAGGATGTTGCCGGCGGCGATGACCTCAACAGCAACCTCTACAACATCGGCGAGTCGATCTACCCGGGTGCCGGCAAGGTACCCGTCGGACGCGTGGTCGTGTACTGGGCGGGCGTAGGCTGCTGGCTCTTCGATGTGCTCTGGTACCGGGGGACGTATGGGTGAGTTCATCATCGAGATCGGTCAGCGGCGCCTCGCGCTGCCGAATACCTTCCACAAGGAAGGCGCGGAGAAGCTCTGGCGGGCCGCGTTCCTCGGCCAGGCCGTTACCTTCAGGGCTGGGCTCACGGGCATCAATATCCCCTGGAATCCGGATCATCGGCCCAACTACACCCGCAAGACGCCGGCACCCGCGACGCTCAAGCTCGACAAGGAGACCACCTGGGCGCACCTGCAGGACTTCTACGCCAACGACGGCGGTGCCGCCGACTACGCCGCCGACGGGGCCCACAAGGCGATCATGCAGTACGAGACCAAGCCGGTCACGTTCATCGTCAGTCGCCTGAGCAACGCCGTCCGCGTCATCAGCGACTGGCTGAGCTGGCGCAATGCCGTGCCCTGGACCACGCAGGGCAACCCGGACACCGGAACGCCCGGCTACTGGTTCAAGGACAGCGAATACAGCCCGGACTCGCACGGCTTCCCGTGGAACGTGCCGCACGGCCATCCCGGTCGGTTCCTGGCCGAGGAGGAAGGCCGGGGCGAGGTGACGACCGATCCCCTCCACGGCTGGGATGTAAAGGATGAGGGCAAAGCCTGGACGCCGGGCCAATGGGTCGGCTACGCCTGCTGGCTCGGCGGCGGGAAGTTCATCGTCCAGAGCAACACCGCCGACACACTGCACATCCATTCGGCGGGCGGTTCTTATGACGGGCTGTCTACCTTCTACAGCCTTCGGCCCAACACCGCCGCCCACGACCAGGTCGAGGCTTTTCGGTGGCGCGGCAGCACGCTGG